TTTGATGAGTGCAAACATAAAATCAGCTGTGGCTGGGAGTCAAAAGGATTCTGATGTATCTTCCAATCCCACGTAGCTGTTCGAATATCCTCATCTAGTTGTTTGAGTTGCACTGACGATAGGTACATTGAATTCAACTGCCAACCCTCGTAGCTCTTCTGCGATTGCTTTGATAAGGGTATAAGAATTGACGTTGGACGCATGTTTAATCCTCGATGACATACAAATATTCAAGTAATCAATGTAAATAATATCTGGTACAAAGTTCTTCTTGATCTTTAATTCATTTAGTAGATGACGAAAGTTAGCAGACCCAGCACAAGCTGTAGGATACTCCTTGACGATAAGTTTACCAGTAGTTTTACCTTTTACACGTTCGATTTTCTTATCATAAGAATCTTTTGGTATAACTTTCAACTCATCAATTGTAACATCAAGAAGGTTTGCATCGATACGTTCGGCAATACGTTCTTCTGCCATTTCAAGTGTAATGTAAAGAACATTTAGTCCCTTAGTAAGGTTAGCCGCTGCACAATGACACATGAACAGAGATTTACCAACACCAGTACCAGCCAGAGCAATGTTCAGCGTCTTTTTAGGTAACCCACCTTGCGTGATCTTATTGAAGTAGTCGATATCGAATGGGATTCTTGTTTCTTTGGTGTGATAAAACTCAAATCTAGTATCCGCGTCCTCGATAAAGTCGTGCCCGATATGCGTGTCGAACGACACAGAAAGAGCGTCGGAGAGAATTTGAGGTATTGCCCCTTTAGTTGTTTTGCCTGACTTATCATCCAAGATTTGTATAGATGACATGATGGCGTTATAGATCGCACGATCTTGACAAAATTTCTCGGTTTGATCAAGCAACCACTGGAGTTCGCTTTCCGCAGGTTCCATCCTTTCGATGGTTTCTTTACATTCTTTAAATGACGTTTCATTGACACCATCTTTGTTAGTTAGATCAATAACAAGAGCTTCCTTTGATGGAAAAGTATTATACTTGTTTACGTATTCGGTGATGAGTTTGAAGACGAGTTTGTCGTTGTAGTCTGAGAAATACTCGTCTTTGAGGAACGGAATAACTTTGCGACCATACTCTTCATCAAAGACCAAATGTGCCAGTATAGTATTTTCAATCGCCATTTCCGCTTGCTCTCCACATTATCTTCAACAACTTCAGTATAATCGTACTTGGAACTACTAGGATGCTTCGTCATAAACATCTTCATCGTCCTTACTTAGAATGTTGCCTGTTGCCATCTTATAGGTGTTTTCAATATACTTTGCAAAGTCAGTTGTCTGAAACATATTCATCCAGAAATCTTTATTGTCGATAATATCACCAGCACGCATGCTTGGTTGCTTGACTTCGCCAGTTTCTCTATCTACGGTAGCATACCATCCATTTTTTGGCTTAACAATGTAACCACCGTCAAGAGCAACATCCAGAAGACCAGACCAACGATTGATTCCCCCCTCAAAAGAAACTGTAATAGGGATTTTAGATTTTTCTCTAACATATCTTGACTTCTCCACATTGATTACGAAATGATAACCATTAATACCATCAGCATCCTTATCTTGTTGACGTCCAAGAATCCAAATAGCATCAGATGAATAATATGAACCAGTACCACCGCCAACAATATCTTTGGGGAACATACCAATTTCCTTATACGTATGATTGATAACAACCATAGGGATATCCTTCAATGAAAGATGTGGTGTAATCATACGGAAAAGAGACTTCAACTGCTTGGCGCGAGTCATATCAGCAACTGATTTCCCTTCAAGAGCGTCTTCAACTTCTTTCTTTGAAGCAAGATTACCGATAGAGTCAATCACAATCATAACATGATCATCGCGACCAAGTTCCTTCATCTGCTGCATAATATCAAACTTCAGTTCTTCAACGTCAGTAATCGGAGTATGAACAACAGAATCGAATGGAATCTTAAATGTTTCAAAGTATGACTGAGGTGTACCAAACTCAGAGTCATAGAACAAAATGATACCATCCTTATACTTCTTAAGGAATGCCGAAGCCAAGAGCAAAGCAAAGCCAGTTTTGAAATGCTTCGACGGACCAGCCAACATTGTCAAGCCAGGAGTAATACCACCATCAACGCTACCAGAAAGAGCAACATTAATCATCGGAACAGAAGTAGGAATCATATCCTTCTTTGTGAAGATCTTACTATCCTCGAGTGTTGAAGTAAGATCAATTGTTGAGTTCTTAATCAAACGGTCTTTCAAGCTCATTGTTATATCACCTTTCATTATGTTCTTTCGAATATCTTTTCGTCTATATTAAGTATACTAGGATTTTTGAAATTAGTCAACCTTCTTTTCTCACTTATCCCATGATTAGCTGCGATGAGAAGAACCACAGCAAGAGGATCGAAAACGAGAACCAAAAGAATAATGACCATACGGACTGCCTTTTCGAGCTGGTCTGTGCCTGCTCCTTCATAGACCAGCTCCGCAATATACTTGAGGGGTCCCACCTCTGCTTCCAGCTTTTTGATTCCAGAGGTAAGTGAGACTTTTTGTTCCGTAAGTTCTGAAATAGTTCTAACATATTCGTCTTTCCTTTTAACTAATCCATCTCTTGTCTTGCGTTGTTGTTCCGCTGCCTTAAGAGAGTTTTGTGCCTGCCCTCTTTCTGTCAGTTTAGCAATAGCAGCATCAATCTGTGCTATCTGTTTATCTAAGTCAGAAGAAGATACTTTTAGCGCATCAATTTTATTGTTTATAATTTCAACCTGATCGGCGGAACCTGTGTTAATGTTTAATGTTTGTTCGATATGAGCTCTTGATAGAAAACCAAAGATACCCATACTTGATATAAACATCAAAACAATAACAGCTACACTTAAATAAGACTTCAAGAAAAACGGTGAAGTTCTCCAGTTACGATATAACCATGAAGCCGATACTAGTTTTCCTAATTCTAGGGCGATACCCATTATTACTACAGGGATAAATGCCGAAGAAAATATTGCAGTTAGACCCAAAATCGAATAATATGCTGATACGCCTGATACTGCCAAAGCCACAAATAGGGCTAGGTAATTAATCATCATTCATTACATAATCGTCTATCTTTTTGATAAACTTCTGAATCTTCTCTGCGCGATCTGGCCAAAGAATATAAGTCTTATCTGGATCCTTTGCTAGATTTGTAAGCAATGGCATAATCATATTACGTAATCCATGTAACTTATCCTGCGCTTGTGCGGCAGTCTCTTCCATCTTCTTGGCTGTTTGTTGAACAACTTTCGATTGCTCCTCAACCTTTTTCTTTAGCATTTCCTCATGGGCTTTTAGTTCCTGTTCGGAAACAAGACTAAAACCAAAATCATCATCGTTCAATTTCATTTTTTAATAACTCCGCTATTTCTGGGTTTGGCATATGAGCCAAATATTCTTCTGGTGTTAAAGATACACATTTACTAGCAGCACCAAATGATTGTGGTGTTATAAATTTTCTAGTATAAACTGCCTCTTTACGAAGTTTAGTACGAACTTTTTCTCTTTTTTCAAAAGACATTTTATCTAAATTGTTTCTAGTAATTTTTTTGTGTTTCTTTTTTTTACCCAAAAAAATCCTCCAATGTTGAATTATTATCAATTCGCCAATCTATAACTTCTGTTATAGAACGTAGAGGTTCAACGAAACTCTTTTCAAATTGAAGTTCTCGATCGATATATTTATCAAGCTCCAACTCTTTTGGTAATACATCAGCAACAGCAATTACGGTATCTTGAACAGGATTAGGTATTTTAAGATATGCAAACTTAATCTTATCACCATCTTGAATTGGTGGTATTTTACCATTCAAATGTTTATTATTTTTAATGATATGATTGAACAGTAGAGCTCCCTTAACATGTATGGGAGTTCCTTTTGTATAAATTTCAGATTTACCTTTATACTTATCTAATCCTTTTACGCCACGAGGAAAAGCAACATCCTCAAACGGTAGTTCCATAAACTCTTCGCGAAAGTCAGAAATAAACTTCTGAAGTTCGATTTCCTGTTTATTCATGATAATATCAAAAGCTTGTTTGAGTTTTTCACGACAGGCATGCGGAGTTGACGAACGAACAGCTTCAATACCTTGGATCTTCAATTTAGGCGAAGAATACTGAACACCTTCAACATTCCATGCATTGAGGATATACATCTTCTTGGCTTTCCAGATACCCTTGTTGGCGATTGTTTCGCGCTTCATCTGCATCTTCTGCTGATAGGCATTCATCATATTCGCCAGCTCATCATAACATGAGTTGAGATATGGTTGAATTTTTTTCTCGCAAAACTTATCAATCGTATCAACAGCTTTCAGCTCATCACTACCTTCGGGAATCAATCTTTCAAAAGTAACATAAATTGAATCTGTATCCGATGCAATAACATAATCAACATCTTTTGATTGACAGATCTTATTCATGAATTCGTTCATCTTTTTTTCGATCCAACGAATAGAAAGCTGACCAGACATAGTGATAGCTTCGGCATTATTGAAGCTAAACCAACGGAAGTAACGATTACCGAGCGCACCGTAAGCTGAGTTTAGCTGAATTTTTTTTGCCATCTGCATATTGTGATATCGAGCAATTAGCATCTCATCTTCACGAGAATGTGTTTGTTCATATCTCTTCTTGGCTTCGATCATTTTCTGCTTGTACTCAACACGATCGTTGTACATCTTTTCCATCAAAGCAGGAAGGAACCCTTGCTTTTCATTATCGTACATACAACCATTAGCAGCATAACTCAGATCATACATCGTTTTGAAGTTGCCTTCTAACATCTTATCAATACTTGGCATACCAGAAGCTTTGCCCTTGAATGTCTCTGGGCTGATATTGTATTGCATGATAAGATGCGGATAGAGCGAGTTCAAGTCAAAAGAGACAACCCACTTGTTTAGACCGATACGTGGTTCTTTGACATAACCACCAACAAGATCAAATGGACTTCTATCAACTTCAAACTGAGGTATAACGATACGACGATCAAGAAGATAGTTATGAATGATAACATCCCATGGACGAACAGTTGTCATTGTATCGCCATAATTCACTTTGGCATCATAAGCCAAAGCCATTACCTGTTCAAGAAACTTCAGTTTCTCATCAAGACGTTCAACAAGAACGCAGTCGTATATATTATACTCGATAAACTTTTGAAAATTATTCTTATATAATTCAAGCAATGAACCATACTCAGAATAATCAATTTTCTTTTCGCCGAGTTCAATTTGAGAAATGTAATCTAGTTTATAGCTTTCCTGATTGCCGAAAGAAAATTTACGATATAATTGATAGTAATCTAAAATAGCAATACCGACTGGAGTATAACTTTGGTTTTCTTTCCCTCTAAACTCGACCATTTTTTCATCAAGGATTTTCCATGGCGAAAGTTTCTTGGCTTCTGCTTCACCGAGGACATTTTTGATTCTGTTTACAATATAAGGGATGTCAAAGAACTCAATGTTCCAGCCAGTAACAATATCTGGCTTCCATGATTTATGATTCCAAACCTGAAGAAACTTATCAAGAAGATTATACTCGTCTTTACATTTCACATAGATGATGTTCTCATCTTCAGTTGTGAAATCGCCACAGCCAAATACAACACTCTTTCCGTTTTTACGAAGAGTGATGGCTGTTATTTCTTTATCTGCTTTTTGAATATCAGGAAAGCCTTCGTCTGCTGCGCACTCAATATCCATTGTGACTACTGATACTAGCGAAGGATCATATTGAATTTCACCATTGTAATAATCATACATGAAAACATATTGATAATTGGTCAGCCCATAGAAATCGAAATTAGTTACATCTTTATACTTCTCAATAAAATCCTTGGCATCTGAAATACTTTCAAATTGAAGTTTATCAACAGGTTTGCCATCAAGTGTGCGATAGAAACCATCCTTCTTTGGAACAAAAACATATGGCTTGTACTTCTCAATAAATTCTACAGGCTGACCATTCTCATATCCACGAACATAAATTCTATCGCCACGTTGATGTACATTTGTGTAAAACTTCATTATACCTCCAACTAAACATAATCAATTATACCCTACTTTAGAGTATATGTCAAGCGCCGAATAATTCGAGCGCTGCTTGGTAATGAGCTTTACGATCTTCTAATCCAATTGTTCCACCGTTGATCTTCTTTGTTACTGTAACAATGTCGCCCTTGTCTGCCCACTGATTTAACTCTCTTGAATCCCAGAACCAACCAGCTGACCAGCAAGCACCTTCATCTGTACTCAACCATTCAGTTGCCTCGGCAAAGTCCATTTCCATATCTTTTGCAAATGCTTCATAGTTTTGTTTTCCAGTTAACTGAATTAGTCCACGACCACAGTAACGATACCCATCACCAGATGCTTCATCGCCATTGCCCATTCGATTGGCATAAACACGATTAGCAATCTTTTCTGGCTTCTTGGCATATTCATTAGCAAGAGCATCGTTTGTAAAATATTTCGCGAATGTTTTACGCAAACCCTGTGCTGAATAATTTAGATTCTCTTTGATTGTTCTTAGACCACCAGACTCATGTCCAACCTGAGCAAGGAACATAGCAATACGCTGTGGTGTATTGATCTCATAGAACTCGAGCATTTCATTTAGTGGCTCGACAAATCTTTGAATTATATCTTCATCGGTATCTTCAAAGAAATCGTTTAATTGATCGAATGTTACTACCATTAAGAGCTCCTTTTAATTATAGACATAAACATATTTAACTTTTTTGAAATTTTCTGTTGCTTTTAATGCAAGTTGCCTAGACGCTTTGCCATTTTCATTTCTTGGTAGTTCATCAACATAATAGATAGTTTGAGGTACTTTTGATATACCAAATTTGTTCTTACATCTATCATGTATCTCTTTTGAAGCTTCTCTATTACTTACGATGAAAGCACTTAACTGATATTCAATCTCTTCAATTCTTTCATCTTTAAAAATTAAACAATCTGTAACTCCATCAATAGTTTTAATTTCATTTTCAACAGTAACAGGATTAATTTTAATACCACCAATATTCAGCTGATCATTTTTACGACCAGTTATATACAATTCACCATCTTTCATATATCCATAATCGCCTGGAGAAAACCATTCATTGTTGAATGCTCTTGGTGTTTTAATTAAAACAGTATCATCTCCTGGCTCAAAACGAACTTCAACATCTGGAAATGGAAAACCAGAAGATCCATTAAAATCTTCAATTGAACGAAGTCTCTTGTTGAAAGTTCTTGATGTTTCTGTTGCTCCATAACCAATATTAATTTGATTGAAATATTTAAAAATACTTTCAAGATATTTCACATCAGTAGCAGCGCCAGCAACATCGATTATAACATCAAATGGAACTTCTGGCGGTTCTTTATCGCGAACAAACCAAGCGGCTTGGGCATGAGAGCATACTATTTGAATGTAAGGATATTTTGATAAATCCTCATATTTTAAATTATTAACAATTGGAATGTCTTTAAAAAGTAAATTGATAACTTTATATTGTGTTGTAGATTTTAATGAAGGAAATAAGAAAGCTGCATATTTTGCTTCTTCAAACTGAATATCAAAATTATTATCAATTCTCTTCAAATATTCACCAACAGTAATATTGATAAATTTCACATTACCTGTAGTACCAGAAGATTGAGCAACTAAAAATGTTGCGGATTCATCATCATAACTATTAAATGAGGGATCAACTCCCTGTGGAATAGTTGCCCAACTTTGATCTAATCTAAATGAAGGAATACTACCTTCATACTTAATTGGCGATTCATGAAATATATGTGTTATACCAAGTTCATCAGAAGCTTTAATTGAATCGACAGAATACCTTACCCATGAACAACCAATCATACCACAGGCAATACTAAGAGCAGTTGCAACAATAACACTATGCGAATCAAGAACAACACAATCGCCTTTTTTTACTCCATTCATTTTCATGCGTAGAGCAAAAGCTATAATTAAATTTCTAAATTGATTGCCAGATACTGGATAGCCGTTATCATAAAACACTGTTTTGTTTGAATTAGTTAAACGGTCCATCAAGTCGAAAAATACGTTATTCATTATATAATCTCCATAAAAGAAAACGGGGAAATTGCTTCCCCGTTATTTATTAGCTCAAAGTTGAACGCAACCATTGATCATACGCTTCATAAACAATTTCACCACGTGTCATACCAAGGTCTTTCAATTCTCTATCAGTAAGTTTATTCAACTCTTTGATAGTTTCATAATATCTAAACCAATTTTTAATATAACTAACCATCATTTAGATTTCTTCGAGGTGGTTACCTCAACTTCTTCATCATCAATGTTTATACGCTTTGGCTTCTTATCTTCTGGAATAATATGTTCCAGCCAAATCTTCAATAGTCCATTAATCATTTGAGCATTATTAACAACAACATTATCAGCTAGTGAAAATGTACGTTGGAATGGACGATCAGAAATTCCCTTATGAAGGAATTGTTGGCTAATACCATCTTCTGATAATGTATCAATTGATGTGTGACCAGCAATCTTTAGCTTATTATCTTCAAGAGTAAGTTCAATGTCCTGCTTACCAAAACCAGCAACTGCCATTTCAATTACATAAACATTGTCATCTGTTTTCTTAAGATTGAATGGGGGATACCCTGCTGTTGCTGCACTGTTGGCAATTAGATCAGCTGTTTCTTGAATCCTTGCTAGGAACTTATCAGATCCAACAAAAAACTTATCAAATTTGGCAAGGTCAGAAAATGTGTGATCGAATTTATATGGTGTCATTTTAGTTCTCCTATTAAGCGAGAGTTTATATTAATGAGCCCCGAATGGCAACTCACAATATTATATAGGTTTGAATTTTAGTTTTTCAAGGGGTCAGTGCAATTTTTTTTGCAGCTTTTCTTTTGATGTAACAAAAAGATCTTTGAGGGATTCTGAACAAAGATAGACTGGTGTCAATCCAGCTTTTCTCAATTGTCCAGCTATTTCTAAACACATCTCGAAGGTATTTTCTTCGTCTTCCATTTGAGAAGCACACCACTTGATAATATCTTCTGGCACCATCCGCATGTTTTCGATTGTTGGCGGTTTCATTTTAATCCCATAGGTTTCTAAAATACTTCCCAAACAATATAAATCCATTATTGATTCGGTCTTCATATTTATTTCTTTCCTCGATGTCATAAGTTCCATCATCATTAAGATATGGTGCATCGTAATCTTTATCGGTTTCTATTTGCTCAAATGCCCAGATCATCTCATCCATAATCCAATTCCAGCGTTCCTCTGCCTTTGAATCACTACCCCAGTCATTTTCTTCTCCTTTACCAATATGGGGTACATCTTCTGGTAAGGTAATGGGACACCCATGATTAGTACTCTTTAACTGTTTAAGCATTGGTACAATAATCAAAGCAAGAGTGTGATCCATTGACCATGTATCGTAATCATCAATATGAACTTTGACCTTACGCTTTCTCTTATTATAAATCCATCGGCAAATATCGCCAACTAAGCTTTCTGATAGCTTTTCGCCTAACCAACTACTAAGACGATAATCCCAACGCATACAATCAGAATATTTGTCTTGCCAAAAGAAAATGGCATAAACAATCTGGTATGGTCCAATCCAATTTTTGTATGGTCCTATGTCGATTTTCATTATAAATAATCCTAGATATGGAGGTTAATATGTTTGGACGAATTCAAATTATTATAATCGGTGGTATTCTTCTTATGGGTGCTCTTACAGGTATATATTATTCTTGGAGATCTGGAATCGAGCGAGAGGCTCTTCTACAATACAATCAAAACCAACTAGAACAGAACATCAAAGATCAGGAAGCTTTGAAACAAAAACTAGCTGATATGGATGCAAAGCAGAAAGAGATTGACGCTGCCAATATTGCCGACAAAGGCATCTTCAAGGGAAAAATGGAATCAATCAACACTGAAATTGATTCCCATAAGTCAGCTGATAATCCTGCCTCTGATGTTCTAAAGAAAACCGTTGCGAAACTAAAGGATGCCGTAAAATGAAAATCGTAATTGCCTCTGTACTTGCTCTTGGATTAGCTGGTTGTGCATCAAAGCCAGCTCAAGTGCTAACAAAAACAGAACTTCAAGTCTATGTTCCTGAACGTACAATGTTCTATTGTCAGAATGTCAGACGATTCCCAAATCCAGATACACTGACCGATGCACAGGTTGCTAAGTTACTTGTTGAACTGCATTCTAAGAACACTGAGTGTCAGAAGAACATGAATGCTGTCTATAAGACACTTGCTGAAGCTAAGAAAAAAGCCGAGCAACAAAAGAAGAACTAATCGCAGGTTTTCCAAACTTTGCAGTAAACGACATACTCTTTTGTGGTTTCCTCTGTAATTACTTCAACAACAGAGCCAAGTGGTGTGTATCCATAGTTACGAATAGCCCATTCGTGCTTCCACTCTTCGGCATCCTCTTTGGTAGCAAATCCTTTTGCTTGGAAAGTTGTATAGCTACCATAGTCTCTTTGATTTACTATTTTAACCATTATTTCACTCCACCATAACCTTTCGCCACGTATCATCGCTGCTATTCTTCAGCCACAGATTACCATCAGAGCCAACGGATAGTGTTGCTGATTTTGTCACGTCGACAGTTCTAATCCCAAGGATGGCAGTGTTTGGACCTCTGGGAAGTTCTTTCTTCTTTGCATGATGGATTTTGACACTCATACTATCATCGGTCGGCGCATACTCTGATGCTGCCCTTGCTCCTTCTGCCATGAGAACAACTGGAGCTGCTGGTAAAAATTTACAAAATGATCGTCTGTTCATCACGCCACCTCACCAAAATCAAAACTAGCTTGATAGCTATCGATCGAACGACGCCAGTAAGCGATCGGTGTATGACCGATGAACGACAATATTGGCGAAGCGTTTTCCCATACCGTATAATTGCCGTCCATGTTCTTCATGGCAACGTCTACTGTGTAGTGAATACCTTTGGCATTGTCATTGCGAATCTTCTGAGGAAGTCGACGCTTGAACTCATAGCGATTCTTCTTCCAGTGGTAAATTTTCTCGAACTTATCAGTCATTTATACCTTCCTTCAAGAGCTAGCCGAGCAACCATTCCACAACTCCTGCCATCGGTTTGTGTTTCTTCTGCTACACATTGACCAATTTCACAAGAGCAACTCGCTCCATAATGAATCAGAGCATCATAGAGCTGCTGAATTTGATCAGCTTCTTTTACTAACTGTTGTGCTTGTTCTAGCATCCTATCGATTAGTTGTTCACTCATTGTATCACCATTCTGTACCAGTTATTTTACCATTATACTCGTAAACGTAGGAAAAGTCAAGCCCACAGGAAGGTACAATCAGTAATTTTTCTGGCATACCATTCTCATCTTTCTTGCCAACCAATGAATGGATAAACAATGTACCAGGAAATCGTTCAGGATCAATACGGCGGAGAAACTCTGCTTGCTTGTCGCATTTATCTTGCAGTCGTTCGATCTCTCGCTCTTTATCAGCGATAGTCTGCTTCATCTCCATGATGCCACCTGGACCAGAAATGAGTCGATCATTTTCTTTAGCAACAGCTTCTGCAAATTGCTCAAGAGACATTTCAAGTTTATTTTCCATCACAGATCTCCAATGTTACGATTAGGAATATCCCACGTAGCGACTGTTTTACCAAACTCTTTGTAGTACTTCTCAGCGAGCAATTCATAGTTTCTATTTCCATAGATGTAATTTGGAACCCTTTTACATTCACGCTTCATATGCTCATACCACATCAGATACATCAGCTTTTCAAGCATCTTGTTTTGAGTTACTTCACCACGATCAACTATGTTTAGTACATCAACGAAATTCATCACATCACCCATTCCCATAATATGTTTGGTTCTGTTCTGCATATTCGATTGCGATATTCATCGCTTCATCTTCAGTATAATTCTTGATCTCTTCTTCGGCATGAACCTGACTCATCTGTTCTTTGCCATCATTGTTGACGACATAATACTGAATATGAATCTTACCAGTACAATGCACGCTACAAGCTATCTTGATAATCTTCTTCTGTTTGGCTGATGGTTTATAACTATCGACATCACGATACCAGCTTTCGCCCTCGAAAGAAAGTTGTTCTTTCTCAGTAATCCTATGAGAGCGAGGGACCCAATACGTGTGCCCAATTTCATACTTTGTTTGAATAATCATAATAAAAATATCTTTCAGTTGATACGTTCAATTACAGGCATACCAACAACTTGAATTTTCTTGGTCCTTTTGTTCTTCATATCTTTTGCAAACTTCAATGCAGATTGAAGCGACGCAAATTTGCAACTTTGATCAAAAGAAACTAAACCATAAAGAGCAGACTTCTTATCAACATGTTTTACATTGTAACTAACTTTGAACGCATGCATGATATATCTCCTTACATTACAATTTATTTAGTAGCATCAAGCGTAATTTGTGCCAAACAGTTTCTCAAATACCTCATCTGATCCATATGTCGAAAACTGACCGTGTAAGTGTGATCCCTTATAATCCCAAATCGCGCACCGTTTACCGTCGACCTCGAATCCCCAGCTGTTGACTACCTTATAAGGATCATCATCAACATTTGGCTCGAACCCAAGGATTTGGTTGATCGTCTCTACGTTAATATCATATAGCGTCCCAGTGCGGTGACCACCAATGTTACTATTTGGTACGATTGTCATTGTATCAGTCATTATGATATTTCTCCCTCAAACTGCGAGTTCGCGTATTTTCTTCAGTTGCTTGTTTACTCTCTCGATATATCGTAACGCTGTATAGGGATGAACCGACGCCGTAACATACCAGTCGTCTCTATCAACAGAGGAACGAGAAAATGTAAGAACAAATCCACCAGTAGCGAAATGAGTGTGCTTGCCGCCATATTGATATACCATACTAATCATAAAAGAACGAAGGTCTTCCCATGAATCGTATTGCTCTCTGGCTGATTCGTTCATAATATACACAACTTGAGCAGTTTGTTCAAAAGCATAATCATCTATACGCATCTCTATCTCCTCATCTCAGCTTATAATAGATTATACCGCGATTATGTTATTAAGTCAAGCGAATTCTTCCTCGAGGGCATTATCGCCGTACATATCGTTATCGGTGTCGCCTAAGTCTGCCCAGACAGAATTAAGGACTTTGCCTTGGCGATCGAACAATGTAATAGAATTGTACCCTCCGAGATCTCTCAAAGTATATCCCTTGAACCAAGAACGAGCAGTGTCGACAAATCCAAATTCCTCGAGCAATGTTTGCGTCGGTGTATTATAGTCGCCATAGATCTTGTATGTATCAGACATCACACCAATTCCTTCGAAGTGTCGTACCAGAGGTCAGTTTCGTGGGGTCCAGTGCTTTCGGCAATGGCTTCGGCGAGCACATCGGCATCATCGCGGAGATCATCAGCCAAATCACGTAGCTCCGCGATAATTTGTTCAGCGGACCAATGAAAGCCCCAAGCATCAGAGGCGAGCTGATCAAGGCGCTCAGAGATAGAATAGAGTTCGTTCACAGACATATTAGTTCTCCTAATCATCATATACAAAGTATACCGTTGTTTTGAATAAAAGTCAATGCCTTTCTTCACCAAAGAAATCTTTATATTCTTCGTCGGTCATTAGCTCTTCGCAGTATGCCCACAAATCGCCGTCCTGCCACAAGCGCCAAGTCTTACCGTTGTGAACAGAGTGTGCGTTACTGAGAACATTGTTCCAAGCTTCCCAATACCATTCATGATCAGGACCAGCTTTAAGAACTTCCATATCCTCGGGGCGAACGCCATCCATATCTTGGCAATACGTAGCCCAATCGCGAGGAATATAGATACCGCGAGAATCAGAAAGAAGTAATTCGATACCAGCGTTCATCATATCAGTTTCCTTTCACATCATTATAGTGAACCACACCGAACGTAACGATCATTCCAACAACCAAACCAAGGAACGGACCGAAAACATAAAGCATATCAGAAGAACTCATTTTCACACCTCATCATCAACTTATAATATATTGTACCCTAGTTTTAGAAATAAAACAAGGATTATTTGGGGGAATATTCCCCCCAAAAGGCACCGTTACAAGAAACGTAATGGATAAGATTATCGGCGCGAACCATATAAACACCATCAACGTCAGCGAATTCGGCGGGACCAGAAACATTAAATGCCGTGTAAATCTTACGAAGTTCTTTAGAAAAAGGAACCCATTGGGCGCTTTTCACGAGAGCGCGAAGCTCGCGTTTAGAAAGTTCGAACTCGGTCATTTTTAACCTCATTTTTAGGCGGGACCCATTCCCTCAACCTATAATTAATTGTACCCCAGTTTTAGAAATAAAACAAGGATTATTTTCATTTTATTTCAACTTTTTTCACCCTAATAAAATCAACCACTTAGGACCATAATATAAATCCCTAATAAAATCAATAACTTAGAATAGGGTCTAGAAGGAGTTTAGAAGCCGATTCGCGTGGGGGCATTTTTAGGGCTAGTTTTATAGCTTTTCAATGACTTAGACGCTCTAGACCCCTATAAACTCGGCGATAATCTATCGTTTTCAACCATTTAGATCCGTTATTTTATTCGCGAATAGTCTAGTTCTAGGTAATAGCTAAGTTCTAGCTAATGGTCTAGTTCTAGGTAATAGCTAAGTTCTAGCTAATGGTCTAGTTCTAGGTAATAGCTAAGTTCTAGCTAATGGTCTAGTTCTAGGTCAACAAAAAAGGGACGAAGTTTCCCTCGTCCCTCTTATAGCCAAGCTTTAGCTTGTTCTTAGAACTTGTAATTTACACCGAGAGTGACACGATCCTCAGCCGACTTGGGCTTACGGTTCTTTTCCTCAAGAGCTTCAACACGACGATAACGTCCGTCAATGTCAATTTCCTTAGAAAACTCATAGCGAACACCACCACCAATGTTATACACCGAGTAGTTCTTTACACTGTCAAGACTGTTGATGCGATAACCAAGACCAGCAAGTCCATATACGCTGACTTCTGTTCCAGGAACGACAACCTTTGGTACTGCATTAACAGCAACAGTGTTCTGATAGTTATACTTTCCGCCAACCTTTGAATCAGGACGGGCAAGATCGTATGTACCTTCTACTGCAAGGAACGGAAGGACGTTCCAACCAGCAACAGCTCCACCAGAATAGACGCGATCTGGTCCAGTAGTTGCACCAAGATTGCCACCTACATAATACTGGCTCTGTGCAAATACAGGAACAGCAGGTGCCTTCTTGCTTGGCAGATCAGTAGCCGAAGCTACAACTGTTGACGCAAGGAAAGCAAGCGCCGTTACGATAGTCTTTTGCATTTGTTTACTCCATAGTTGTTTAAGACACTCACATCAAATAAAGGACAGCCGCCAGGAATATTCCTGTTATTAGCGCTATCCAATTACACATCGCAAAAACGCATAATACTTCACTAAAATTCATAATGTAAATTTTTCTATAAAAAATGGTGGATCCTCTGGGACTCGAACCCAGGACCAACGGTTTAAAAGACCGCTACTCTAACCAACTGAGCTAAGGATCCAAATTAATCAGAACTTCTTAAAAGTCTGACGTTTATATGAACCCCTGCCACGTTTAGCAGTAACGATACGTGTGCGAAATGACTGGCTCGCAAGAGCTCTGGCAACTGGATTACGAACTGTAATAGTCTTAGTCATAGCACACTCCATTTTCTATTTAGTCAAACACGAAACTCTTGATACCGATCAACTATATCCTGTATTTGTATTTCGGCATCTTTATAATAATCAACGTCCAATATACAATGCATAACATGCTCATAATCTTCTTTTGAAAGAAACTTTTTACAAAGAAGAAGGTATTCATAGCATGTTTCTGGGTGTTCGACAAGAATACCATTAATCGCACCAAGCTTCTTTTGGTTATTTGTTCTGTTCAAATATACAACATTATCCATAACAATCTCCAAGCTATAATATATAATAGCCTAAAATACCAAAAAAGTCAACAGGAAAATTAAACCAAAAGTCTTTCTTTTTTAGCAACAGCGGCTGTTTCATTTAATAATTCCATACTGAAACTTGCTTTAACAATTTCAACATGAACCTCAACATGAGGATTATATGCTTTGAAATTACCGCCATGCCCTAGCTTAATATGGCAATCTTTATCTCCATCCATACAAAGAGTGATAAGATTTGTTGGTTCCAACTCTAACTTTGGATATAAATGAAATGGCTGCTTATGGTGAACATTAAGATTGGTATTACCACCACAAGCAGCGCATGCAGGAAACTTCTTTAGATGTTTATGTTGAACTGTTGGCCAATGAGGGGAACGCTCCATTCCATGGCCAACATGAGCATCGCGAACAGTTTCAAGATGCAATTCTTTTTTCTTTCTTGGATAAACGCCTCTGGGCATAATATACCTCCACTGTTAATAGAGATATTTATAGAACTCGTAGTGAGTCTATATTAAGGAGCCACGCAAGGTGACTTTTGGTTATCATTTAGCCCACAGTGTGGATTACTCGACTAACGTCTATCTGCCTTAAAGTTTGGTGCGCATGGTAAGACTCGAACTTACACTGTACAGCTTCTAAGACTGCCGCCTCCTGCCATTGGGCTACACGCGCAATATTTGGTACTGCTGCTCCGATTCGAACGGCGTCCTAGTCTTGTCGATCTGTGTTTCCCATCAACACCGACAGCAGTTTATATTGAATCGTGGTGTGTACTTGCTAATAGAGGCGTGGTACCTCTTCGTGCTTTCCCTCTTATCCAACTACCACGAACTTGGAGGTGCTTCCCAGAATCGAACTGGGTTCTCAAGGATTTGCAGTCCCGTGCGTTACCATCCCACTCAAGCACCATAATCTCGTTGCTGGTTACTGCCATCCAGCATCTCCCTTATCGTGGAGTAGATTTTAGTGAGAAAGACGATTCGTTTTTTGGACCCCAGTCGTCCAATAACTATACCCAATGCTTAGTAACGAACTAACTTGATCATTGGCAATTTACAGGTTCTCATCTCCTGTAAATTTGGTTGCGCAGGCAGGATTTGCACCTGCGATCTTCTGGTTATGAGCCAGATGAGTTACTACTTCTCTACCGCGCCAAATTCTTGAAGCCCCCCAATTGGGATTCTTACCCCACCTTTTTACACTTACACACCGAGGGCTCCCACAGTGTCAAGGTATGTTCTCATCGTGCAGCGTTCTAGACCGCATACAGACGATTTAAATGGTGCGAGATGAGAGGGTCGAACTCCCGACATTCTGCGTGTAAAGCAGACGCTACTACCACTGAGCTAATCTCGCAAATTCTGGAGCGGCAAGCGGGAATCGAACCCGCGACCAACAGTTTGGAAGACTGTGACTCTACCACTGAGTTACTGCCGCAATTTTGGCTGGAGAGGCAGGGATCGAACCTGCGACCAAGTGATTAACAGTCACCTGCGCTACCGCTGCGCCACTCTCCAATAAAGTTTATCTACAAACAATACGTTCTACGTAGCGACCACGAATGTTATCCCATGTAGAAAAACAACTACGACGAGGTGCAACATAACGCTGCTGAACAATCACAGGACGTTGCTGAACAATATAACGTGGTTGTGGTTGTCTTACATAAAATGGTTCTTGTGGTCGGCTCAATTCAGAGCCAATTATTGTACCAGCAACAGCTCCAACTGCTCCAGCAGCCAGTAACTGACTATCTCTTTCTGTGCATCCTGTAAGAGCAAGAGCACCGACTAATACTACTAAAGCAATCTTCATCTATGTTTCTCCAGTTGATGGCGCCGCATGTAGGAGTCGAACCCACGCTCTCAGTTTTGGAGACCGATGTGCTACCGTAACACTTATGCGACATACGATATTTATTGGCGGAGAGTGTAGGATTCGAACCTACGGTACTAGTTCCGTACGCCTCGTTAGCAATGAGGTGCTTTCGACCACTCAGCCAACTCTCCAAATTGGTCGGCGTAGCAGGATTCGAACCTGCGACCCTCTGCTCCCAAAGCAGATGCGCTACCAGACTGCGCTACACGCCGTTATTGTTTCTTCAAGGATACACCAGCTATCTAACTTCCAATACCACTCGTTATTACAGCTGATTACCGATTCTGGGAAGCCTAGCGAACTTTACGATCATCCACGCTCTGATGCACCCATGAAGAAACAACCGAAGTCGTTTCAACAAGTTTCCAACGATTTCAAACAGCGTATATTATTATATTACTGCTAGTTTTTGAGTAAGGAAAACTAGCAAACCTCGTATAGACAGCCCATCCCATGTTTCGTCTATAACGGAAGCAGAAACAGAGCATAGAGCTCTGGTGGGTCTGCTTTCTTATTTATTAAGCAAAAGCCATCTTACGTGCATTCGGACCAACTGATTCAGATCCAAGAGAAGCAATACCAGCAGCGATAATTGCACGAGTTGGTGCACCTAGACGATACTTCTGAGTAACTTCGCCCTTAGAATTTGTATGCTCATTCAAATAAATAGCGTAACCATCATGACGAAGATTGTAGATAATATCGTATGGGTTTGCCACATTAAAACGAGACGTAATTTGACGAGCAGTAAGTTGTTCGCCATTCTTGAACGCATTCAATACCTTGTTAGTCTTAGACATTCACTCTTCTCCATTTAGAGTTCAATTATAAAGATAGTCAATATTTCTTTAAAGAATATCAACTATTTTGCCATTTAAATCAATGGCTCTTACCCTGCACGTAGGGAACTGTGATTGTAGTTCCTTCATTGCCGCAAGGATACGCTGAGAGTTGTTAAAAACATTGTTATACGTTCTCCACAAACCACTAATCTGTGCTTGAATAGAAACATATTCCATATCAACCTCTCCGCATATTCGCTATGTCGATCGCAACTTGTTTATTATCGGCGAACACAGGAACCATATTAGATTTATGCATCGTCGCAATACCAAGAAGCTTTCGCTCACCAGTATACTGTTTTGGTTCGACCTTCTTACCTATACCAGTTCCGATACCGTAACTAACATATTCAGACTGATCAACAACCATACTATTAGTATACTCTGTTTCCCATAATTTGTCAAGTACTTTTTTATCTTTCTTCATACCTTTTGTCATAGAGTCAACCCATTGTTGGTGGGCAAGAAGTTGTAACTTCTTCTTACCGTTAACCTTAGACTTCTTCTTAGAAAAATTTGTTGTAGTAACAAATGCAGGGCAAAGATGCATAGACATTATGGTATTCTCCCTTAGTTCTTACAGCAAGTAATCTTGGCGATACGTTGCCAATCGTTACCTTGTTTGCGCAAGGAACCGAGCTTGATAGCCATGCGAAGAGAAAGTTCGCGGAGCTTTTCGGAGTTCTGTTCGATAAACATAATAACATCACTACGTTCGGCAAGAGAAAGTTCGCCGAGCAATCCTTGCTTAATGACTTGACGAATGCGAACAAGATAGTCGCGGCGAGTTTTCATCGCAAGATCAATATAGTGGCTTCGCGAAACAAGAGCTTCGAGATGTGGTGCCAATTTATGACCACGATCAATCATCGCGTCAAAGTCATAATTGCTGATGAAAATGATTGTTCCCTTGAACTCGAACGAGCGAGGGATAATCGCAGCAGTTTCATCATCAATCAACTTGCCTTCAGAAAGCCAAGAAACAACTCGGCGTTCAGTTGTATCACAAACAGCTTTCAGCAAGCCGAGCGAAATATCGTCGAAGAAAATAGCGTCGGCGTCGTCAAACACGATAACTTGGTTTTCTTCGCGATAAGAATACAACAATTTAACAAGACCAGTCGCACGAACGTAACCTTTGATAATCGTGTGGTTGACTTGGTTCGGGTCCCATTCGTTAAGACGTTTCTCAACGGTGTAAGACTTACCCAACCCAGCGGGACCAGAAACGATAAGCGCACGTGCGTTACCGACCGTACAAGCTTCGGTCAACACATCAAGAATTTCGAATCGTTCGGCGATACGTTGATCAATTTCTTCTTCGGTCTCTTTAGAGAGATTCGCGTAAGAAACTTTGATATTAGCGATACGTTCAACAGAAGACTTTTTCGAAGAACGAAAACCAGACTTAGGAACACCACGGGGCATATTATTCTCCTCATCAACTTATAATCAATTGTACCGTAGTAATAGAAATAAGTCAAGTACTAAAATTCAATACGCTCCCTCAAAGTTGAGTTTAAAAGTAGCCCAATCAAGCTCACCGTCAGCTTCGCCGAAAAATTGAAAGAAAATAACATCGCCGTCAAGTACAACAGCAATATCATCAACTTCACCAATAAACGGAGTTTCTGACTCACAACCAGAAAAGCTCATCCAATCACCTTCATCAAAAGGACGGAACTGAGTTTTAGCAACCAAAAGTAAAGCTTCAACGGGCGACTTGGGTAAACGGCTCATTTTTTTCTCCTTCATCATCAACATATATTATATTGTACCGCGAAAATAGAAATTAGTCAAGGAATTTTTTTTCGTTTGAAAAACAATAACTTATTAGTAAGTCGTTGTTTTTAAACTCGTTTTTTCCCAAGCTTTTATCAAATTTTCGTAATTAATGTCGTAAGAAAGGTTAAGTGATTGTAATGACTTGAGAAAAGCGATTTTTCCCTCAATAGTGGGGATTTTTTTGAAGTCGGCGAAAATTTCGTGTAAAACCATTTTTTAGCTCCTCTTTCATCAACCTATAATACATTCTACCCCGAAACTAGAAATTAGTCAAGGATTTTCTTTTTATAGTGGAATCAAAAACTTAGCAATCTTCTTCCTCGATTACCTCGGCAATGAAGTCGTGGAGGGCTTCCCGAAGCTTGGCTTTGGCTGGGAGGTATCGCTCTTCTTTGATTTTCCACATTTGTCTATGGTTGGAATACTTTTCTTCCTCCCACATATCATCACGTGCGTCAATCATTTCCTCGAGCGACTCGATGAACTTATCTATGTTCTCAATCTTTTGCCTGTATTTCTTCAATTTCTTGATTCTCCCGAGTGTCAACAATCATATAAGTTGTACCTTCTTCGATCTCTCTATAAACTTTCAATATTTCTCTTATCTTGAAAAGTCTGTTCGAAATATCCTTAATTGTATTTCTTACTGTTTGATCATTGTAACCATCTTCAAGATCAGACAAAGCAGAATCTAAATTCATATCAGCCGAATAGTCTATCTGATACTTTGTTCCGTCCTTATCAATGTTTACTTCATAAGGTGGAAAAAGTATGTTAGCTATTTCATCTATTTTTTGATTTGAAGGAGTCGATATTTTGGATTTGAAAATTTTAAACATAACGAAAACACCACACTGTTATTTTTTCTTGCGTCCAATATTATATTTTGCTTCTAAGGTCCAACTATCTTTATCTTTATGTGGGATAATCTTAACCTGACTCATAGGAGCTTTTGGTTCTTTTATTCTCTCATTCTCAACCACTTTTAATAAGTTCCAATCTTCCAATAACTGAATGATTGTATTACGACGACCTTTGTCTTCGCCAGTAAAATCAGAAGGTTTTCCATCTAAAGCAAAAAGCTCTTTGAAGTGAACAATATAATACTTACCTTGTTTATGCAAAATATGGCAAGACTGATAAAGTTTCTTATCTTTACGAGATGCAACACCGATACGAGTTAGAGTTTCTTTGATCTTTAGAAAGTCTTCCTCTTCAGCGATTCTCACCTCAATTAGCGAATCTACTATAGTCATTATTATCCACCTTTTTCTTGTCTTTTTTTAATAATATCGATCTGTTCCTTTGTAAGGATAGAAAGAGCTTCTTTAGCTCTATTCGAATTATATTTATAATGACTAGAAATTAAGGCGATAAGCTTCTGTTCGCTCTCAGCTTCCTTCTCGCGCTTCTTATCTTCTTCGGTTTTTTTCTTTCCATATCGTTTTTGTTTACGAACTTTATAGAAAAGATAATGATAATGAAGTTTATCGGGAAGATGATAATTCATATTCATTTCATTTGCAAACGCTATCGTATCAGTGTGATTAGATAGGCTGAGATTGGTCCTCCATTTGTCATATTTGAATTCAAGAGGCTGGTCTAAATCAATAAGCTTTGTTTCGCTATTGATGTTGTTCTCATAACGCCAGTCATAAACTGGCTTTTTGATTTCTTCTTGCTTTTCCTCTTGTCTCGGTTTTAGAGTTACATCTAAAAATTTCATAACAATTCAATCGTCAAAATTACTTCAACAACAAAAGCAGCAAAGTTGATCTCAGGATTTGCAGAGAATGCATTTTGATATTGATATCTAGCAATCAGAAGAACTAACTGCGGAACGCTTTCCTTTGAACAAAATTCAGACATCGTTTCATAGAACTGATTATAAAGAACATTAACATCAGTATCGATATTATTTTTTACCCACTTACGGACTTCGGTGAAGTTTTTATCCTTCATCAACGATAGGAGTTCTTTGATCGAAGTTTCCTGCATGTTGGCAAGAATACCTGTATCAATAGCACCAGTTGCTGAATAGCGCTGAAGCTCATTAAGAACACGACGCCAATCAGGGAAGTGTTTCTGAATTACTTCAGCAACAACTGCCTTATCATACTTTACATTTTCAGCTTCTAGAATTCCTTGCGTACGTTTAAAGAATTGTCCTGCAAGTCGAGCCATATCCTTCTTGGAAATTTTGAATTC